AATGCGCTTGCAAATGGGGCTAAATCTACAAGGTCAATAGCACCTTTCATGCCTTGTTTTTCGGCAAATGCCATCCAGTTGTGAACTGGAATCATGGTGTTGTTTTCGCCTTCGGAGAACAAGCGCTGTAGTTCAGAGGCTGAGGCATCGTAAACGCCTCTGACCTTCAAAGCGTTAATCAGTCCGTCAATTCTGTCGCACAGAACATCTAATTCTCTTGCCTGGTCTTGGTAAATAACAAAATCAGGAATAGGCTCCAAAGAATCGGTTGTCAGAGTTGCATATAAAGGTTTTGGACAAGGCCAAAAGTTCTCTAATTGCAAGGGGTCATCACGCTCATCAAGGATTTTGCCCATTGATTTGCTAATCCACAGAACTTTGCCTGTTTCTTTATCCCAAATCTCGTATATCAGCGCCTCATATACTCCGTCATCGGATTTGTAGGATTGTTTAAGGTCGTCAGGCTTGGTGTCTAAAGGTATCTTGTAGCCTAATTCTTCGCCAAAACGCTCAACAAGAGCAGGGCGGCTCATATAGACTTTGCGCCAAACTGCGGTTACTTCTTCCCAAGTTCTTCCGACTGTGTGTCCAAAGTCTTTCCAATGAACATAGTCTACAGGGCAACACTCGTACTCAATGCGCTCTTGGTTTTCTATTTCTTTTGCGGACTCGGTTTCAGCTTCGTCACTATCTTCGGTTACTTGGTAGCCATCGTCAGGATTCGGCTCATTTTCTGAGTCGCTTCCAACAATATGCGGCTCATAACGAACCCAAGCTACACCACGACCACCAAGGAGGCGGTCAAGAACTGCGTTATTCATAGCGGACTTATAGTCGCCATAATGTTCTAATTCAAACTCTAATGCTCTTTCCAACATTAAAGAGGCTACTCTACCTATGGGGTCATTGTCCCGAAATCTACGGCTAACATCAGGTCTAGGAAGTCTTGCAAAGATAGCTGGCTGAATAGTCTGAACATTGCTCCAGAGGATGTTAAATCTAGCATTAGGGTTTCTGTCGTACCTGGAATCATCTTTATATTTTTTTACTATGCGGTCTACTCTAGCTTCCCAACGCTTATATGAGCGCTCATAGCCCATGATTGTTTTATACCAATCCTCATAGGTGTGGTTTACAGTAGCTTTATCGTTTGCCATAGAGTTGCCTTAATGTTTGAATATTTGGCGAAATGTTTGCTTATTTTACCTTTTTTATATTCTATTGTTTGTTTTTACTTTGGTTTCTTTCCATAACTCATTAAGAGATACTTCAGTTTGCCCAACAAATACCCCCCGTATAGGCGCTTCAGGGTCTACTATCTTTGCTTCGTCTTTCCAAGTCAGCGCTAAATAACGAAAAGCATCAGCACCATGAGAAGTCCAATCATGGCGAGGCTTATCCCTGAATACCTTTTTATCTTCATCATATTCCCTTTGATATTGGCGCAGACACTCTATGCCGTCTGTGCATTTGTGGTCAAACCATGTCCGAGTAAGGGCGAGACGGCTTGCCTGTATGCCATCTTGCAATTTTAAATTAGGGGCAATTTTTATGCTTTTAAGGGGTATCTTGTCGCCTAGTTGTTCAATTACGCTGCGGTTAGAAGATAGCGTCTTAGCCCTAGCGTCATGAGGTAGCCAATGTGTACCATACACATACCCCCTCTCTTTCTCTCTGCTTTGCAAAATTCCCGCATAGAAAGCCACAGGCTGCCCGTTAGACGAGTGATAGTCTAAACACCTAATCTCCCCATGCACGACTTGAAAAAACCAGATAGCGGTGTCGTCAGAGTAGCCTAAATCCCATGCAGTATGGACAGGGAATAGAGGGTCATACTCAATCTCCCTAATCCTACCCCCGTCTGTTAATGCTCGCATCTCTTTGCCAAAGTAAGCCCCGAGGATTGCAGATTCAAAGTCACATTCAAATTCTTGTAAATATTGGTCTTGGGTCATTGTCTTAGCTGCATCATCAAGCTCGGACTGTTCTAGTAGCCCCGTCTGACTAGCCCGTAAAACTTTGACATACCAGGACTTATCTTGTGTGGCGTTGTTATAGACCTCCCAGAAAGCATTATGACCCTTAGGAGTGCCGATAAAGGTAGCCCACCCCTTGCGGTCTGCAAGTAATGGTCGAATGACTGCACCGAAGATACTAGGCTTCATGTCTGCATATTCGTCTAAGACTACTCCGTCAAGGTATAACCCCCTTAATGTATCTGGATTGTCTGCTCCAAATAGCCTTATTCTAGCCCCATTGACTAGCTCTACCCATAGCTCTGACTGATTAGCTTTAGCCAATACAGGTTGTGAGTATTTAAGTAAGTAGTCAAAGGCTATGGACTTGCTTTGGGATAGATAGGGGGCGACATAAGCATATCTGCCTTGCTCCTTGTCATCCATTAGCGCCCTATATATCAGGTCATTGATGCACAGGACAGTCTTACCACAGCGCCTATGCGCCACAATAACGCTCCATCTCTCTTGTCTATCGTGGAAGTCCTCGAATACCTGGCGAGGGCAATAGTCCAGCTCTACCTCTAAGACTCTCTCAGTCATTCAGGGCGCTTCCAAGAGATGACCATCCGTTGAGGCTTCTCCTCATCACCAACGACTTCCTGCCTTGCTAATTTGGGGAGGTGATACTCCATTACTGCTTGCAACATGAGAAAGGCTTTCTCAGGGTTAGGCTGCACAAGCCATATTGTGTTTCCCTCTTTGTCATATTTGATACATCCCTCTTTGTCTGTTTTTGGGATGCCATGCGCTACATCTTCAAGCCATTGTTGCATTCGAGGGCTATTCTTATCTACGAACTTAGCGATGGCCTCTCTGGCTATGTTTGTAACTTTATTGGGTGTTCCAGGTGGTCTACCTTTACCAGCATTAGTTAAACCAGGTGGAATCTTTTTAACTGTTGAGCCATCTTCATTGATGGTCATTGAATCATAGCTTTTAGTTATAGCTTTGGAGTTTTCCATAGTCTTTCTGTATAAAACAGTAGTCAATAAATCTAAGTGATTGAATTTATTAGACGCAATATAACATAAAACCATAGTTATGCTGTAAAAACAACACAATCAATAATATTTAGTTATATAAGGGTTTGTCCTATATACAAACTGTAACCAATCGCTACAATTCATATCAGCAGCACAATTAAACAGTCATTTAAAGGGAAATTAAAATGGAATATATTTATAGCGTATATGAATTTGGCAGCTGGGAGTTCATGGGCACAATGCAAGAATGTATTGACTTTATTGAATCTAATCAGTTTAAAGATTCATTTTTTGAAATCAAAGCAGTTTAACAGTAGTTTTTTAAAGGGGAATTACAATGAAAATTTATTTATTACAAGCCTTATGTGATAAAAAGTGGCTCACTTGTTATAGATTTAATAATTATGAGAGTGCTTTAGAACATAAAGTTTATTTAGATAAAGAATACGCTAGGCAACATAGAATTATTAACAAATAAGGGGAATTAAATGATACAAACAGTAAACAACTCAGACTTTCACAATGCTTTCAATAGTATGGATAGAGGTAATCAATTCAGCTATGAGGCTTTAAACCTTATCTATGAGCATTTAGAGCAATATGAGCAAGATTCAGGTGAGCCAGTAGAGTTAGATGTCATCGCTATCTGTTGCGAGTATTCAGAAATGAGCTATACAGACATCATAGGTTACTATGACACAGACATCACAGAATCAGACGCTAATACAGAAGAGGAGCAGATTGCCTACATTAAAGATTGGCTGTCAGATAACACTATGGTAATTGGTGAGTCTGATGATGGTGTATTTGTATTCCAACAGTTTTAAGGGGATAAACATGATAAAAATTAAAAATTGGCAAGCATTAGCACTGTTGGTCATTCTTTTCTTTGCGGGGCAAGTTGTTTGGTATCTGACTTCTAAAGGAATTATCTAATTAAACGCAGTTTAAGGGCTGTTTTAGCCTATTTTTACAAGGGGAAATACTATGTTATCAACGCAAGAAATAGTCTTAAAAAAGCAATTTAATCCAATGTTAGTAAAAGATATAAACAAAGCCCTAAAAAGTTTAGGTTATAAGCTAGATAGAGGCGAGGACTGTAAGTGCATAGCTAGGGCTTATCCATTCAATGACGAAGAAGAATATTCTTATTTATGCTGCACTACAGGCATAAAAGAGATAGATAGCGGAATGAGCGCTTTCCATTATCAAGCTAAGCGAGATGATAATTTTAAGCAATTACAGGCTATGCGCTTATCTGGCGAATATTTTGCAGTTTTAAAAAATGGCTATATTTTAGAAATTTAAGGGGGATTTATGAATTTGCACGAAATTAAATCAGCAGTTGAGGCGGGGAAGTCTGTCCATTGGTCGCATGATGGCTATTCAGTCATTAAGGATAAGCTAGACCGCTTTTTAATTGTTTGCCATAGGAATGATGCTGCTTGGGGCCTTACTTGGACAGATGGCGTCACCATGAATGAATCAGAATCTAATTTTTACATCAAAGGGGAATAACCATGGCTACAAAGAAACTACCACAAAAGAAAGTAACACCAGCCGAGCAGATAGCAAAGTTGGAGATGAATAACGCTATCCTAGAATCAGCTCTATATATGGCCTATGACGACTATGATGAAATGTTTGCCGTTTTACGCTATATCTTAGACGATTTAGACAAGCCTGATTTTAGTAAGTACCAGGTAAGAGGCGCTCTCAAAGCTCTTCGGACTTTAATGATAAGTAACCAAAGCATGATGATGGATAGCGCAGGTTTAGACTATTAAGTTAAGGGCTTAACCTCTCATAGGGGTTAAGTCTTTTTTTACTGCTAGAGATAGCAGGGGGATTGCTTTACCTATTATTTACGGGGAATTTAATGGAATACAACTTACTTAAGTGGAGGATAGCCCTAGGGCTTACTCAATCGAGTGCAGCGAGGCTTTTGGGAGTGCATAGGGTTACATATACCAGATGGGAAACAGGGGCGCAGAAACCCCCTAATCATATTGGGATGGCTTGCTTATCTTTAAAGCAAATAATGAAAAGCTAAAAAGCACCCTTATACCCTGGACAATCTGAAGAAAAATCTAGGGTTGGGGTGCTGCTTATCTGAAGAATGTTTGTAAAAAGTAGGGTTATACCCTGAAGAATCTGAAGAACTTATCCAACAATGTCTGGGTCGTGATACTTATTCATGGCCTTTGACAATGCTTCCTTGCGTTTCATACGCTCATTAGCTTTCTTATTCAGAATACCGCTATCGTCTAATTCCAATGGAGGATTATGGTCTTGGCGCTTTTTCTGTTGTTTTTCAAGCGTAGACTCTTTATGAGGTCTAAGCATTGCATCTTCTGGCGGGTAGCTTCTTGTCATGTGTTTCATTACATATCCTTCATTTTTGAGGCAATCATTTCTTTTCTTGTAGGTTTTGTTGTTTTTGCGGACTCTTTAAAGTCTTTAGCCGTTGGCGCACCTTTGCTGCCAGGTTTACGCATTTTTTCGCCAGAACCATGAGCAATACGCTCTTGCTTTTTATGAATCTTATAGTAAAGACCCTGTTTAGCCACAATGCCACCTTGCTCTAGCTGCTTTTCCTCGTTCCCCATTCCAATGCTGACTTCTAGCGCAAAAGCTATCGTGCCTACTGCCGCTTGCTTGGGGTGCTTGTAAATGACTTCCGTTTTTTGCGTTATAAGCTGCTCTGCCTTTTGCCGTCATTCCTGCGCCTTGTTCGGTAGGCAGATAATTCTTACCTTTGCCGACTGTGGTCTTTGGAATGGGTTTATCGTGCTTATCTACTGCGGCACGAATTTGGTCTTTGCGAGTCATTATTGGGCAATATATTTAGCGTAAGACTCTTCTAATTTAGCCTTGCGCTTACCTTTAGCGTGGGTGCGCTCTTCTGAAAGGGCTATTGCCAAGGCCTGTTTCTTTGGCTTTCCTGCGGCAACTTCTGTCTTATAGTTCTTGCCGACTGATTGAGCCGAACCTGATTTGTCCATTGGCATGATAAATCCTTACTTGAGGTATTTGAGTTTATAGATAGTAGAGTCAATTAACTGCTGGATTTCGGCAACAATGTTGATTAGCTCTTGTTTTTGCGGCAAATCTGAATTAGCTTCGGCTACAAAATTCTTCAATGATTCCAAGTATTTAAGCGGCTCTTTTGGCTGGTGATAGACACTTGGAAACTCTTTAACTTGCTCATAGCATCCCATATAGGCTTCTACATAACTATCTACAAGTTCTACTATCTCATCATAGTATTTGCCCAAAGCCTTATGCTGTGAGTAAGAATTTGTTGCCCAATGAAAGAAATGGGTATTTGTAGCGCTA